TCCAAGTTCCTTTCTTGCTTCTTCGTTTGTGATAACTCCAGCAGTAAACAAAGCCTGATAGTCAAGACCGATAGGTGGTTTGTTGATGGTTTCTAAACGAACAGATGCGATAGGTTCAAGCAAGTAAGCAAAGGTATCATCAATTTTTTGTTGACGGGGTTCAATGTAGGCGTGATGAAACATCTCATAGGCTTCAATCAATTCGCTACGACCACCCAATTGACCTTCCACACGAACTCCAAACAACATCGGAGAGTTGACCTTGTGTGCGACAAATATCTCTTGTTGTACGGTCTTATTTAACAAGTCAAATTGCTTGTCAAAATCCGAAGGTTGAAGGTTGTTGATGACTGATTCCTTCTCTGTTGGATCGTTGTATTGAATAATTAACCCACCGGCATTGTCCGTGCCTTGATAGTTTTCTTTGAATCTCCTTGCAGTTGCACGAGCTTCTTCAGGTGTTGGAATTCCTTTGAATAACTGGATGTGAGTTTGTGCCGTGAATCCATTCTTGATGCTATTCAAATAATAGTTAGATATCTCGGTGTCAACTTCAATGTATTTCAACGCACCAACATAATCAGGCAAAGGATATTCGCCTTGTCCGGGACGGTAAAATTGACAATAATATATTTGCTTGGATTCCCTTGTGATTGGGTTGTATGGTTGATAATGAATCTTCTCCGCTTTGTTATCTGTCCAGTCAGCACAATACACATAATCACCTTCAAGACCTTTGCGAATGTCTTTGAAAGGGATGTGATAGAATTCCGAAGGTGCGGTCTTTGCCTTGTTCCAAATCACCTCAACTGCAAACCCATTGAATAACTCGGCATCGTATGCAACTTTCGCTTTGAGTTCTTCGTAGGTTTCGTAGGCGTTTATATTTTTAAGTTTGGCTTGGGCTTTTGCAATCTCCTCCGTGCTTGAACCAAATACCTCCGTGCCTATTCCAGCAACATAAGATGCTTTTGCAGAAACGATGGCATTGTGCTTGGGTGATTTATTGAATAGTTCAATTAGGAAATCAGGATAGAGATTGTCAGCACCAAAAGTCACGAATCCCTTTGCTTTGTTCTCTTTGAAAACAGGCAACTTGTTATCGTGAAAGTTTAATCTTTGGAATATCATCTCTATCAAATAGCAATCAATCTTTTTTGTTTGAGAACTTGTCAATAGATGTGAATCCAAGACAAGCAATCACGATGAATTCCACGGCACTCACCAACTCTGGAGAAGGTACGATATCAGCAGGGCTAAGAGAATTATGAGCCATTGTAGCAAACAAAACAAAAGCACCGATAATGCCCACGAATCGTTTTGATGACATCTCTCCTTTGTCACCCGTGAAAATTTCCATTAATTTTTTCATAAATCTTTGCTTTCTAATAGTGTATAAGTGAATGAATTTCCGTGCAAGGTGGCAGCCTTCTTGACCAAAGCCATAAACTCATCAAAATCTGCGGACTTTTTGAACACCTGACAACCCTCACTCCAATTCTCAACATAGGTTGAATCTGCCCCAGCCTTGTGGATGTTGATTCCGTAGATGCCTTCGGTAATTAACTTGGTGTCGTAGGTCATATCCTTGTTTGCATCTCTGTAAACCTTGACGGGTTTGGCTTGTTTTAATGCTTCGTACTTGCCTTGATGCAAACCGATGGCGTGACTGCCACGATATTGTCCGGGAACTAAACGAGCAACGCCTTGAGCATTGTGAAATTCCTTCACTCCCTTTGTGCCGGGATCAGTTGTCGCAGCCCATTTCTTAAAATGCCACACATCACCAATTTTGTAACTAACGGTTAACAAGTCATCAAAGACATTTGTCACTTTGCTTCCAGTATCCGAATTGCGAATGCCAATGATGTTCAAGTTGTAATCACCTGATTCAAAGAACTTGTAGTTCTTCACTTTCATTGCTTGTTTGATTTTGTCTATCATTTGCCTTGTCCTTTATATGGTTTGGAACTCTTGTGTTTGTTCTTGTGCTTGGTATGTCTGCCAAGTTTGTTTTTGGGTTTAGAGCGGAATGATGTGATGTTTACTTTTGTTCCCATAAGTACATTCTAAAATAGTCAAACTCTTCCTTTCCACCTTCGGAAAGATAGTTCAAATAAGCATCATAGATCTTCCCTTTAAACTCAATTGGTGTTGTGGTGGTATCCAATCCAGCACCTACCATCTTCACGGCATACACCTCCATTTGGTCTTGAACAACTTGCATCTGTTGAACCACGGCTTCTGCTTTCTTTTCAGCATTCACCACGGCTTCTTTCAATTCGGCTTTCTCCGCTACTTTTGCTTCCACCAATTTCTCGCTGACCTCGTGTGCTTGTTTAGTGGCTTGACCAACCGCTTGTGTGTTCTGTTGAATCTTCTTCAACAAAGCATCAATGTCACTTACTGGCTTTGGTTCAGTTGCCCAAGATTCGGTGAACAAATAACCACCGATGAAAGCGAATGCAAAAATGATCAACAATCTCATAGTTTTTTCATTGAGTTAATAATCCGTAGTTCAGTAATGGCTGCGGACAAAGCAGAATCTGCCGTCTTTAATGCCTTATATGCTTGTTTCTGCTCTGCTCGTAGTACTGCCATCTCTTTGCGACATTCATCAATCTGCTGTTGATTGCCCGAACGCAAGTCCATATACAAATAACTAACAGCCAAAAGCATACAAAAAGCCACGGCAGCAACAGGATTTTTACGGAATTGGTCAAAGCTAACAGGTAGCGCATTGGGTTTTACTTTCGGTGTTGTCATATCGGGAATGATGGGGGTGGGGGTGGGATGTATTCGGCTTGTGGTAAATCAAACAACCACATAAATTCAGTATTTGCAAACGCTTCTTTGTCTTGCTCGTTTCCAAAAAAGAACCAATTGCCGTTAATGTCTTGAACACAGTTGATAAATTGATAAGGGTTGATATATTGCCCTTGTACCGCTTGGTATTGTTCTGGTGTAAGTGTGTAACCTATCATACTTGACGGCTTAAAGTGGTTTGGAACGCTTGTACTGCGGTGTAAAAATTATTTGATTCGGTATCCGTTAAGCCGTCACCTATGGTACATAAAGCAATTTCATTGTTAAAGTAATTCGCATTATTTCTTGATGCTGCAATATAAATGCTACTTGTATTTAATCCTGATGAACTCACTGTAACGTTGAATTTTTCAGTAGTATTAAATCGATATTTTTTTATAGTTGAACTACCTCTAATTGCTATATGCAAACCTCTTATATCATCAGTATTTGCACCTCCACCTGTAGAAGTGTTATCATTTAACCTGACAGAATATCCAAACAATACTTGCTTAGGCCAAATATATAAACCATTGTTATAAGTACTTGCATTTTCAGAAGATAAAATTGGCGCATTTGAATTTAAATTAGTTCTCAAATAACCGCTTATGTGTGTTGAATTTAAAGACAATGTCGAATTGGGTATTAATGTAGTATCCATATACGCACTCGTTCCATTCCCCGTCACCCCCGTACTCGCAAAAGTCCAACCACTTGTAAAAGTACCCGTAAAACTTGAAGATTTTAAGTTCTGCGCACACGCCGCCGCACTTGCTCCAACCATTGGGTAAATGGCTTTCATAGGTGTCCAAAGTGAATTGGCTTTTAAGTCCAAAACCAATTGGTTCACCGCTTGTTTTTCGGTTGCAGATAATGTTCCCCCTGCCGTAGTTACACGATTGAAGAAAGCAACCGCATCCGCATCAAACGATGCAATCTGTGATGCGATAATTCCGTGACTTGCTAAAATCATTATGCTATATCTCCAAATAAATACCACTCATTTTCAGCAATCTTCACCAAAGTTGCACCTGAATACTGGGCGTTCAATTTCAACTTTGCCCCATTGCTTCGGATAGTTACGCCACTCGTAGCCACAACCGTAGTTTGACCTGCTCCGTATTGTGCCAAAAGTATTTGTGTGCCTGTGCTGAACGCTACCGAACTATTCAAAGGGACAGTAAGATTGTTTGCACTGCCTACATTCATCTCAACCAATTTGTCAGCATCACTCAAAACCAAAGTATAGGATGCGGTTTGTCTGTTGGTGGTAATCAGTTTGTTTGTCTTTGCATCAATCTGTGTTTGTGCATTGCTTGTTAGCGAATTGATGTATTGAAATTCCGTGCTTGTAACTGTACCGTCAGCTATTGCAGTTGCATCAATTCCTGTCGCTGGTGCTACGCTGATATTACCACTACCCAAAAGCGAAGTGCTGTTTATGGTCTTAATGTTTGTGCCTGAAACCAACGCATCCTGTTTGCTTGTAGCCAATCCGCTATACTGTGAGTTGGTTGCATTGTCACCCGTATTCGTTCCGCTTGTGTTTCCTACAACTACCAATTGGGCATCGGTTACATAGCGTTTGTCTGTGCTACTTGCGATGTCGGCTGTGGTTGCATCTGCTCCAGCAGTTACCAAACCTTTTGCATCGTAGGTGATCTTCGTTTTGGTTGCTCCTGTGATTGCAGAATTCTCATCAACCTTGCCATCCAATGCAGTTTGCAAATCGGTTTGGTTTGACAAAGTGCCTGTGACACCACCCCAAGCAACTGCCGAACTGATAGAAATGTTTCCGCTTCCAAGTACTGATGTTCCGTTTACGGTCTTGATATTTGTTCCGCTTACAAGTGTATCTTGTTTGGCGTTCAATGCTGATTGAGTTGCACTTGAAACGGGCTTGTTTGCATCGCTTGTGTTGTCAACATTATTCAACGCCAATGCAGTTTTCAACGCTGATGGTGTGATTTTCTTTGTCTCCGCTGCCGATGTATCAACAATAGGAAACAAATCGGAGGCGTTGTCTACCGTGACAATGGTCGCTAATTGGGATATTT